GTAGAATTAAACCATTGTGCGTCAGCAGAAACTTTTTGATACCTAATTTCATAACTTTCAACATCTAAGTCAGTCACCGGTATCCATGACAGTTGCATTTGATCTGAACCAATTAATGAAATAGAAAAATCAGTAACATTAGCAGGTGCTTCTGTTGCACCAATTACCTTATGTGTTGCAGTTATAAAACTAGATTTTACACCGAGAGAATTTATTGCTCTTGTTCTTACTTCATAAGTTGCACCGTCTATTGCATTTAATAATTGATATTCTAAAGCCTTACCTTCACCAATTAATCTAAAATCATCTGAAACTGCGTTTCCGTCTTTATCAAGTGTTTGTTTAGATTGTACTTCATAATCACTAACAAATTGATCTGGTGAAGCACCAATCGTTGCCTTCAATCTTGTTATGACTGTTCCGTCATTGTATTCAACTAAATCATCACTTAATGTTAGTGAAGCTGCAGGTTGCACAGTAAAAGGGTCTGGAAAATTTGTATCAGATATAGTTGCTACTTCATCAATGGTTGAAAACGCATACCATGATTCTTGATGTTCCTGTAAAGATAAAGAGGCAGTAAAATTAGCATTTAATGTCATTCCACCAACTCTGAATTTTTTATTGGTCATACCTAGAATTGTTGATGATACATTTACAATATCACCTATTGCCAAATCTAAGGTTTCATAATTTGTTGTAAGCCCAAGTTTTAAATTATTTCTACTTCTTTCTAATATAATTTTACCAAATTCGTGAGCTTGATATGGTGATATAATGGTATCTAAAGTAATATTACCTTCTTGTAAAAAACCACCGTCTTCTGTTTTAAATGTTGAATGGCCTGTGTCATAAACAATAGTATCAGCTTGATAGTTCTTTTCTGGGTTTACAAAGTTCACTAAAACACGATTATACTTTTGATCTTTTCTTTCACTTTCAAGATTTATACCACCAATAATATTATCTTCATTTAATGATATTGCTGCACTTCCCGTTGTTTCAATAATTAATTTGAATTGGCCTTGAACATAAGGCATTAGTCCACGCATACCTCTTAATAAGGTTTTAATATTATCAATAATTTTTTTATTAGTATTTAAAACTGCATGACACTCAAATAATTTACCTGTTGTTCCTGTGAAATATGTAACTGTTGAATCTGCTATGGTTGAAGCAGTATAGAAACTTGGTATATCAAGTTCTGTTAATCCAATACCTTTTCCGTATCTTTCATTTCTTAAAAAATCTAACAAGATAAAAGCAGGATTAGTTGAATATTGATCTGTGGTTTCATTGCTTGAACTATCAAATGTTGATATTTTTTTACCTTGAACTTTAACTTTTATATTTGGAATCCCTGTATATTTATCTGCGTCCCATTCTATTCTAAATGCAACATAACAAATTCCAGATAATTTATGATTACTACCCCAATTTGATAAAGTACTTAATGTGCTTGAAGCAGGTTGGTCATCTTTACCAAAAAATGGTTGAATTTTAATTGTTGTTCCATACTTTGAATCGTTTGAGGTTATTTCTGTGCCATGAGCGAAACTACCAGAAAATGTGACTGCACTATCATTTATTTGAAATTGTGTAATTGCATTTATCTCACCCTCGCAAAGAACCAACGCACCATATAAATATGTGTTATCTGTGCCACTTGTTTGAAGAAATACACGAGTGCCACCAAGTAATCTTTCACCATAAACAACAGGAATCTGAGCATTATTAGAGCTCTTGTTTATAAGAGTACCTCTAATTTCTTCAACTTCTGGTATATCTGGAATTTCTGGAATATCTATAAACCAAGATACAACCTTTTGTACAATCTGTTGAATTGGTTTGATTATCTCTGCCATTTATTTTTAACCCTCATAATCTTATTGTTTCTAAATGCTTTTATCCAAACAGCATTATCATATTTCAACTCATTGCCAAAATATTCTTTACACCAATTAATCATATCTCGTATATTTTTACTAGAAACAAAATTTGCAAAGCATAGATTATTACCACAATTCCAATTACCTTGATCTATTATAGCGTGATAAATAAATTTATTTTTTTGTATATTGTTTAAATAAGCCCAATTTATAAATCCATATATATCTGTATCGTAAAATATTTTAAATTGATTTAATTTAATGCTAGGTTTTATATGTTCGTAAATGAGATCGTTTGAATATTCTTCATAAATTTTAAATCGTTTATAAAAGGCAATAATTTCTTCAATCAAGCCCTTCCCCATTTAATATCTTGAACTGTGGCACCTGCAAATTCAAACCCTCTATCAGAAGCAAAAAATCTTTGTTGGCTGCCTTCGTTAGTTTTACGACCTGCTATTCTACTAAAATCTGAGAAATGTGATGTACAAATTAATGATAGTTCTGCCCTATCTGTATTAATTCTAAAACTTTCAATAAATCCCTTATCGTAATTGTATGTATCAATCAAGGAATCGGAACTATTTAATAAACCAACATCAACAGTGACAATATCATTTGAAACAACATTATTTAAAACTATTGATGTAAACGCACTATCAACAGCAGATAGATTTATTGTGAAATTAGATACATTCAATTCTGCACTTTCTGATTTACTTGAAATAGATAATAAATGACCACTAGCATTATATGTGTTTGAATTATGACTTACATTTTTATAATGATTTGTAATTCTTTGTGGTGTTGGAAAAAGTATTTCAATCAATAATATTGGTTTTATATTTTGATTTGCTAATTCAGTTTTTAAAGAATTTGATAAACCTCTTGCCATTATAAACTCTCACAAAAATCTACTTCAAAATTGTATTTGTCTAAATCATCAGTATTAAATTGTTGAACATCATTTGTTAGTCTGACTGTAAATGGCACATTGTCATAAGTTATTGCTTCATCATCTGCTAAGGCATTTCTTAATGGTGGCTCTATTGTAATTGTTGAAGCATTACCAGAAGGCGTGACATCTTCTACAATCATATAAACCTTACTATGACTAGCAAATTTAATTAAATCACCTGCTTTGAATGCACCTGCTGAATTATTTTGATGTCCGTCTATCGTGATAGTTGTATCACCTGCAGTATGTGCACCATTAACTAAAACACTTGCGGTTTCATTACCTCTTGCACTTGATATAACAGGGGGAATTATTGTAAAAGTTTCTTTTTGTGATCTTTGTTTAATAATAAAAGCATAGACAGGTGCAAAAGTTGTTCTACCCATAGGTGGATATGAAGCAGAAAATTTCCACCTTTGACCGTCAATTTGAACACTAAACATTTTACCACTATCAGTTGTTGATGTTAATGTTTTTTGTTCAGAACGAAAACCTAGTGTTTTGAATGTTGGTGATGTTGGGTAAGTTCCACTCATACTAACGCCTCTTTTCCTTGTACATTTAATGCGTCATTAATCACATTAACAATAGTTGATCTTCTTTTTAATAATAAATTATCGAACCCTTCTGTGTCATTTGCCATAATTGTTATATTAACATTTGTTGAACGACCTAAATCTTTATTGGCAACAATAGTTCCTGTTTCACTTGGCACAAATAACTCAGCACCTTGTTCACCAACCATGTAAGGTTTGCCTTGTGATACATTACCACCCAATGCTCTACCTTGAAATGTTTGTGCTCTAATTGCTGAAACAGTCGCCAAACCTTTTGCTAGTGTTATTGCAGCCTCAATATAACCAAGTGGGAAACCTTTAGCTAAACCTTTAGAAACACCTTGATGTGTAGATATAATTGCTTCACCAATGGCAAAGGCTTTATTAATTTGAAATGCTCTTTTGTTGGTTTGTGCCAATTGAGCCAAAACATCACGACCAGACGAAATAAGTATTGATCTTTTTGTTTGCTCTGACATTCTTGCAAAATCAAGTTCATCTAATTTACCTTGTTTAAATAATTCAAATAATCTTTGGTTTGATTCATTTTGTGAAATTTCAGATAAATTTCTAAATTTTTCCTCTGATATAAAACCGTCATTTCTAAGTTTTAATAATGTTGCTTGTTTATTTGCCTCCGCTTCTATTTCTGCTCTACCGGGGTCAAACTCTCTAATTGTTGCCATAGTCGTATCTTCAAATGCTTTTCTTGCGTTTAATATTTCTTTACCAAGATCACGTTGTGCATGAATATTATCTTTAATCGCTTGTGTATTTTTTATAGTTGAATCTGTATCATCTTCTACCGCTCTTGATTTTTCTATTAATACTTGTATATCTTTTTCTAAAATTTCAATTAATAATTCGTTAGTTTTTATTTCATCTTTTAAATTTTGTAATGCTTCTCCACTTAAATTAGATTTTCCCTTTGTTAATAGGTTAATTTTTTCTTCTATATCTAAATTTGCTTGTCTTAAAATATTTATTTCTCTATTTTTATCTACAATTTCTCTTGATAGATTTAATGATTTAATAGTTGATTCGTTAAATTCTCTTGTTGCCTCTTTTGCGTCTTGTGTTGCTTTTGTTGTGGCTTCTAACTCATCAGTATATTTTTCTTGAATTTGTCTAGCAAGGTCAGTTGTGTTTGTTAAATCTTGTAATTTTTTACCAAATAATGCTATTGCAGTGACAGCAACTCCACCAATAATTAAAAATGGGTTTCTTGCCATTGTTTGATTTAAAATTGCAAAAGCTGATGTTAATGTTTTTGTTGAAACTGTTATTGTTGAAAGAACTGTTGCAAGTTTGATTGCAATTAATGCTGCAAATATATTTCTTAAAAGCTCTGCATTATCAAATAAATTTTTGAAACCTTGAGTTGTTGTACTTAATGCAGTTCCAAGTCCTTCACCTATTGATCTAACAAGTTCGTCATTCTCTACTATAAAATTTGTTATTCCGTCTAACGCATTACCTAATTCTACGGAAAAACCTTGACCAAGAACGTCTTGTGCATTTGTGAACGCAATACCTAAGTTTGACATTTGGGTTGATAGGTTTTTTACTCTTTCTGCTGTTGCACCACCAAATGATTGATTTAATCCTCGAACAAGAGCATTCCTAATCTTTTCAGCACCTTCTGTTGATTGACCAAATTTAGAAACTTCTAATCTTGTTAATCCTAATTGTTCTTCTAAAATTCTAAAGACAGGAACACCTCTATCAGCCAATCTGTTTAAATCTTCAAGACCAAGACCACCAGAAATAGATCTGGCAAATAAGTCAGTTATTGCTTGTAATGAACCTATTTGGTCAGTGGTGACGGCTGCAGTATCTGTGAATGTAGTTAAAAGTTCTATGGTCGGTGTAATACCTGCCGCTTTTAATTTAATGAATGTTTCTGTTAAATCATCAACACCAAATTGAGTTTGTGTTGCAAATTTAGATATAAAAGAAAATGCCTCTGCACCTAATTCTGCACTTCCTGTGACTGATGTTAATGCAGTTCTTAAATCTTGAAATTTTGCAGTGGTATTAATTATTGATCTTATTGCTGCACCAGTTCCAAGAGCAATAATTGCGTTTTTTAAATTGATTACTGATTCTTTGGCCTTATCAGTATTATTTTGAACTTGTTTAAATGCTTTGCCAGTCTTATCTTTTCCAATAATTTCAACTAAATATTTTTGACTAGACATTATCTATGTTTTAAACTCATTTTCTGTTTATTTAAAGCATTTTGTTCTTCATCATGCTTTACAGAATAATATGCGTTCCATAATTCAAATTCTTCAACAGGAATTGACATTATTTCACCTATCGTTTTATGTAATTTTTCGGCTAAGAAGAAATGAAACCGAAGATTATGGTCGTTTGTTATTTTTTTTTTAAGTCTGTGTTTGTTTGTGATGTTCCCATAATTTCTGTTGCTATTCTTCCAACAATATCTGGGTCAACAAATTTCTTCATCTTGACTTTACTTTCAAGATCAAACATTTTTTCACCGTCTTTAGTTTCAGCTTTTTTTACTATAATATCGATTAAAACCATTAAATCATTATTATCTTTAAATAATTCTGATTTTTCTAACAGAGTAAAAGGTTTAACATATATTGCGTCTTCGCCTACTAAACCCCATTCTTCAACTTCAATAACTTTAATTTCTTGATGTTTGAAGTGATTGACTGCACCTTGCAGATAATCTTTTTTTGGCATTTATTAAACTGTTGTTATACTTACGCCACCAGAGAACTGAACATTAATTGTTCTTGAAATAACTCCGTCTAGTGAAACTGCTTGCCCTATACTTGTCACGATTGCTGTGCCTGTAAAAAAAGTATCACCTGAATCTGCTCCCTCTGGGAATAGATTTAAAGTAACACTAGCACCTTGTGTTAATGCACCCTGCCCAGTGGTATCAGTTTCGTCAAAATGACATTCAATAGTTGCTGTTGCGTCATTTCTAAGAACTTTATACGATTTAGATGTATCTGTAAGGCTTGTATCTTCTACAGTGTCAGTTGTTTGGTCTATGTTGAAAGCTGTTACCTCTGCAACTGCATTTGCACCCACCTTAACTACACCTGCTGTTCCTACATGTGTTGCCATATTTTATTGCTCCTTTGTTTCTTCTTTTTTAATTTCAACAACTTTCGGTTTGATTGTTGTTGGTTTCTTTTCTACTTCAGATTTATAACCTTTAGCAAGAAAATTATCAAGTTGATTATCCCAAATTTCTATACTTTCGTTTCCATTTGGCATAAATATTTTTATTCTTTTAGCCATTATGAAGTTCCCCTTGTAAATTCATAAAATACCCTTACCACAATTCGCACTGCACCTAAAGGGTAAAGTGTTCCTTCATCTGAATTAGCTTCAATTAATTTTGTTTCTTTGGCATTTCCGCTTCTTGTTCTGTCAGTATCAAGGGTTTCTTCTATAACTTCTATTAGTTGGTTTCTTTTTGTATCAAGGTTAGTTTCTGCACCTTTTACATATCCAACTATAACAAAATCAAGAGTTCCTGCTCTTTTACCTGCTGAAAAATCACCAAGTGCAAAATCTTCTCTGCTTTCATCAGATGTAGTAATATATAATGCGGGAAATTGTTTGTCTGATAATTCTTCAACTTTGAATGGCTCTCTAGTAATTTTTTTAAATTCAATTGGTGATGTAACTGCGTCAAGAACAGTTATAATATTATTAGCAATATTTTCTCTAAAACTCATGCTAAGGCCTTTTTAATACTTTTGCCAATAATTGCATTAATTTTTTTTTGATCTAATGAAGAAACGCCAAAAAATTCTCTTTTTGGCATACGACCTTTACCTGTATTATGAATGAATGCTTTTTTTGATTGTTGTGCAGTTTTAAAAAATAATATACCTCTGCTTGGTCTTGTGGTAAATGTCAATGAACTAAACATTTTTCCTGTAAAATTTAAATCTACAAAACTTTTGGGTGTTGTATCTTGATTTGAAGGATCGTTTGATCTTTTCCTTCTTGCTTGAATATAACCTTTTGAATATGGCTTAAATGCTCTACCTTGAACATCTTTACCTCTCTGTTCAGTTCTTTCTCGTATTGAATCAACTTGAAATGCTGAAGCGTCTGCTAATGCTTTTTGAATTGCTGATTGAACTCTACTAGATTTGTTTTTTAATGCTTGTTTAAAAGAACGACTATTATCTTTAACTGATAACATTACCTACAAATACATTCGCCACTACAAAAATCACACATTCTTTTTTCCTTTACATACACAATTATAATCTTCGCAACATTCACACATTATCTAACTAACCTTAAATTATGAATTGGCTCTTTTTCACTTGCTTGAATTGTTCCGCTACTATCTTCGTCGTATTCAACACCGTCACGAAGAACTGCTTGAAATTCCTCTGCATATTTCTTTCTATAAAAATCAATTTGTATTTGAAATGCGTCTTGTCCGTCACCACCTTGTGGGTCTTTCCATTTGGTTAACATTGGGTATATATATTCAGCCAATGATTTATAAACAACACATCTAAGCCATTGTGCATTTGTTAATTTTGAAGAATCTAATTCTAAAGTTGTTACCTTCGTAATATCTTTATATCGCACAGTATGCCTATATCTTTCCCACCATTCTTCACGAATTTGTCTAATAACATCATCTTCACCAAATTGTAATTGTGTATCAAAATTTGTAATACCAAATTCTGCAATGTCTGGTTGATATTTTTGTACTTCTGATAATGCTACTGAAAATTCTGATGTTGCCATTATTTATCTTTCTTTTTTTTTGGTTTATCTACTTTATCAACTTTAGGTTTATCTTCAACTGGTTTCCAACCTCTAAGTTCCCAAATCTTTTTATTTTTTTCATAATCTGTTTGAGGTCTTTCAATAATCTTTTTTCCGTTAGTAAGTTTCATATTGTCCCTTTCTAATTAGGTGGGGAATTAACCCCACCCATAAAGTTATATTATTGGATTGATGAGTCAGCGATAACTTCGATACCGTATGAATCATGTAGTTCACCAACACCATATACTGCGGTGGCCACAATTTCATCAGCACGCAAGGAAGCGTCTCTTTGAGTTTCAATCTTAATGTCCTGCATCATAGCAAGGGCAAGTGCGTCTTTGTGGAACATTCCACCTTTATAGTCACCTGTTGTGCCTGTGTCAGACATATTACCTGTTTCAAAGATTTTGATACCTGCAATTTGACCAATAAAGCCATTTCTTAATGCTTCATTTGATAGTTCTGTATCTAAACCTGCGAAGGTATTTGTAAGACCAGATTTAAGATCAAATGCTACCTTAGGGTGTAAAACAAGATATGTTTCATTTACAGGTAAACCTGCCGCTCTTAATGTTGAAGCTGCATTGAATACAGTTGCAGGGGAAAGTGCTGCACTATCTGTACCTACTGCAGTGCTAAAGCCGTCAAATAGAGCAATTAAATCTTGGTCCATTTTTTTTGCTATTGCTTCACCAAATAATCTACCAATATCTGCTGCAACATTTCTTGGTGCAGAATTTCTTGCTAGATCAGTTAATGTTGTCATTACACCAACTTCTGAAGCTGTGATAGTTACAGAACTTGGGTTGATTGCAGTGTTAGATAAATCTGTTGCTTCATTTACTGCGGCGGCCGCGACTGCTGCATAAATAGGAACTTCAACTGACTTACCACCACCTGCGATTGCGTAGTTCTTCACAAGATTTTTCATTATTGATTTTTCTTGAATAACGAATTGTGCTTCTGCTACGATCTCTGTATACAGTTCGGAAACCGTACTGGAGGTTGTTTCATTTGCCATTAGTTATATCCTTTCATAGATATTATTTATTTAAATTGACAATCGTGCTAACACTATCTCTTTGCTTTCTGTGTTCAGCATAAAGCTTTCTATCAGCAGGATTGTTCATGTCTAGTTCCGAAATATTTAAAGTCTTATTCGTGTCCGACTTACCCACATTACCAACACTTCCACTCCCACTTGGGGTTGCGCTTTGAAAGTGTGCGTTTTGTGTCAAAAACTCTTGAACTGCCTCGTCAACAGTCAATAAATCTCCGTCTTTGTTATATCGAGGTGTACCAGAATTATCAAGCACTTCTACCTTACCTTCTTTATTTAGATTTATATTTGATTTTAATAAATCTTTTATTTGTTCAGGATTTATTGCTTTATGCATAGAGGCGGAATTGATTAATTGTTTATCAATTCTTTCATTCTTTAATTCAGATTCTAATTTTGAAAGTTTATCGTTATATTCTTGAGTCTTTTTTTTCATAACATCATCAAACTTACCACGTTCAATTTGTTTTTCTTCGTCTGCTTTTCTTCTTTCTTCAATAGCTTGTTTGACATCATCTAATGACCCAACGCCTAATTCATTTAAAATTTTTTGTTCTTGCCTATACAATCTATCTTTTACAACTTTATCTATATCAACCTGTTTTGGTTGTGATTGTTCTATTGATTGTTCAGTTGGTTGTTCTGCTGTTTCTGTTTTGATTTCTTCAACTTGTTCCGTTTTATTCTCGTCAGACATATTTGATAACTCCTTAATTGTTATTTATTTAAGGAATATATAAAAAAAACCTATTCTTCAAGTATGTTTTCCCATTCGGGATTATAGATAGTGAAACTATGCCTACATCTATACCCACCTCTATCGACAAAAGGGTCATTACCAGACTTTCCCTTCCACCTCTGATTTTGCCATAAATTTTTTGCTTGTTGCTCTGTGAAAATTCTACCCATAGTTCTTGCACAAAAATTTCTTGTTGTGTCTATTCGTGTTCCTGCATATTTAAATTGTTTAATTCCCGCTTGGTCTGCTTTGTATTTTACAAATTGGCCGTCAAATTTCATTAAACTGTCGTGAGCATATAAACTTGCATATTTACGCATATTTTCACCAAGAATGTCGCTTCCATATTTACTAGCAAGGGTGCTTTTCGCTAAGGCTACCCTTTGAAGCGTTGATTTATTATCGGAATATCTATTTTTTTCAATAAATGCAACTAGTCTATTTATAGCATTTTCATTACTTCGTTGATAAACACCATTTATTTGGCCTGCTATATTTTTGACCATATCATTAAATGCACGACCAATTAATGCGGATTGATATACTTCGTTTGCTATGGTGTCTAAAAATCTGTTGGCAATATCATTAAATCCTGTAAATGATAAAAATTTTAATTGAGAAACAACTTCTAAATCAGCTTTTTGTAATGATTTGAATTTAGGGTCTATTGGTAATTTTTTTACAACTTTTTGATATTCTTTTACAATTTCGTCATATTCTCGAATAATAGAATCAGCCTCTTTTAAAAAAGTGCTTTCAATTAATGCTTTTATTTTAGGTCTGTATTCAATTGCAAATTTAGTGTTGAAACTTGCTCCACCCTCTGTCAATAAAGTTAATTCCGATCTAATTCTATCTTCAAGTGTCTTTAATACACCAATTATTCTTTCTTCATGGGTGTCAATTAATCTATTAATTGTGGCTTGTTTCGACATTCATTATAAAGGGAAATTTTTTTTCCAAGCTCTAATTGACCAATAAGCGGGTGATAATGTTTTTTGTCCTTTGACTTGTTTTAGAACCCCTCCCATTCTTGCCAAAAATGATCTTTGTCTTGCGGGTATATTCTTTTTAATTTTCATATTAGGGTCGCCAAATCTAACTAATTTGACATTTCCAGTTGATTTGCTTTTAACATAGACACCAAACTTTTTTCTTTGATTTGGTGTTCTGAAAGGTTTATTTAAATTGACTGAACGACCTTTGTATTTGGCCATTATTTACCTACTGATCTCATTGCTTTATTATGTGCAGAATTAAAAGTAGCACCTTTTTTCATTGCACTAGCCATTGACCTCATGTGTTTCAATGTATGATGTCTAGCATGAGATTTCATAGTCTTTTGTTGTCTTGGCGACAAATCTTTTATGATGTTTTTGATTGATGCTACTTTAACCATTATTTTTTTTTCTTCTTTTTCTTTTTCATTTTTTTTGGTGGTCGTCCTGTTTTTGAGCCATAAGACCCTTTTCCATAAGGCATATTACTTTCCCTTCTTTTTCTTTTGTTTTTTAAGAATGGCTTTTTGTAGAGCCATTGGTAGTTTTTTTTGCTTCTTTGTTAGTGCCATTACCTATCCTTTCGTAATAATGATCTGAACATAATAGTTCTAGCATACCAAATCTATAATTAAAACCGAATGTTGCAAATTTGCCACAAAAACAAATTGAATATTTATTGTGTTGTTCATGCGTCCAATTACAAAAGACACTTGAAGAAACTGTTCGTCCCTTTATTTCTTTTTCTTTTTTCGTAAATCTAAGTCGTGCTTACGACTACCTCGTAAGAATGAATTTACCCTACCCATTGACCAAGCCGCCATAGGCACTCTACGACTACCACTTGATAAAAATGCACCTTGCCCTCTACGATAAACTTTGGCTAATGTTCCATAAGTATATCTTTTTGAAGCCTTTGCTTTTCTTTGTAATGTTGCTTTT